GAGTACCAATGCCAGTTGGTGAGTATGTTTTAGAAGATGGTAACGTATTAAAAGTAGAAACTGAAGGTGTTATTGCATCTATTGAAATGCCAGAAGAAGAAGCACCTGAAGTTGAAGTAGAAGTAGAAACTACTAAAAAAGAAGAAGAAATGAATGCTGAAGTAGCTACACCAAAAAGAGTAGTTGAAAGTGTAACTAAAGAAATGTTCTTTTCTGAAATTGAAAAATTAAGAGCTGAAATTGCTGAATTGAAAAGTGTTAAAACAGAAACAGTAGAATTATCAAATGATAACATTGAAGTTTTATCACACAATCCAGAAGCTACTAATGAAGTTAAAATGAATTTATATTCTAAAAAAAGACAAGCTACAACATTTGATGTAGTATTGAGTAAATTAAACAAATAATAAAAATAAAAATTAAATAAAAAATGGCTACAACAACAAGTATTACAACAACCTATGCTGGTGAGTTTGCAGGAAAATATGTATCAGCAGCATTATTAAGTGCTTCTACTATCGAAAATGGTGGTATTGAAGTAAAACCAAATGTTAAATATAAGGAAGTAATTAAGAAAATTTCTACTGATGCTATCGTTAAAGATGCAACTTGTGATTTTGATGCTACTTCAACTGTAACTTTAACAGAACAAATCTTACAACCCGAAGAATTTCAAGTAAACCTACAATTGTGTAAGAAAGATTTCCGTTCGGATTGGGAAGCCGTTCAAATGGGTTATTCTGCTTTTGATAGTTTACCACCTTCATTTGCTGATTTCTTAATTGCTCACGTAGCTGCTAAAGTTGCTGAAAAAACAGAGCAAAACATTTGGAGAGGTGTTACTGCTAACGCTGGTGAATTTAACGGATTTACAAGATTGTTAACTTTAGATGCTGGTTTGCCAACTGCTCAAGAAATTGCTGCTGATGGAACTAAAATTACTGCTTCTGCTACAGTTATCGGAGAACTTGGTAGATTAGTAGATGCTATTCCAGCTGCTTTATACGGAAAAGAAGATTTATACTTGTATGTTTCTCAAGCAACTGCTAGAGCGTATGTACGTGCATTAGGTGGTTTTGGTGCATCTGGTTTAGGTGCTAATGGTACTAACGCAATGGGAACACAATGGTTCAACAATGGTTCACTTTCTTTTGATGGAATTAAAATCTTTGTTGCTGAAGGTTTAGCACCAACAGTAGCTATTGCTGCTCAAAAATCTAACTTGTATTTTGGAACTGGTTTATTAGCAGACAACCAAGAAGTTAAATTAATTGATATGGCTGACATTGATGGTTCGCAAAACGTTAGAGTAGTAATGAGATTTACTGCTGGTGTTCAATACGGAATTGTTAGTGATATTACAACTTACGGTATAACTAACGCTGCTAACTAATAATTAATTAATAATCAAAATTAAGGTGGTGCAAAAAACGCCACCTTTTTTTTAACTTAAAAATATATAAATATGGCTTGTGATATTAGTTTAGGTAGATTAGAACCTTGCAAAGATAGCAATGGTGGTTTAAAAGCGGTTTATTTTGTTAATTGGGGTGATGCTACTGGTGTTACTTATGATGCTACAAATACAGATGTTATTGATACAGTGACTGGAACACCAACTGCTTACAGATATGAGTTGAAAGGTACTTCATCTTTAACGCAAACAATTACATCTTCTAGAGAAAATGGAACTACATTCTTTCAACAAGAATTGGCTTTGACTTTAAAAAAATTATCAATTGTAGACCACAAACAAATTAAATTGTTGGCTTATGGTCGTCCACAAGTAATTGTTGAGGATAACAATAATAATTTCTTTTATTGTGGTTTAGAACACGGAATGGATGTAACTGGTGGAACTATTGTAACTGGTGCAGCTATGGGAGATTTAAGTGGTTATACACTTACTTTAACTGGAATGGAACCAGTACCAGCAAACTTTATTGGAGATACTTTAGCGGGTGCTGGATTTACAGTTGTAATTACAGATTAAGTTTTCATTTGTGCATATTCATTTGGCTTTCTAGAAGCATCTAATGCATCTAAACCTTTACCATATATCATATTTGAAATACCAGTAATAATAGCACCATTTGTAGTTGAATATAAGAACCTATCAATTAAAAATTGAAAGTAATTATTATCGTCACCATATTCAATATAACCAGCTTTTTTATTTTCTTGTATTTTAGGACTTGTGTAAGCACTTAAATTTACAATAGAAATATTTGTAGTTTCTTTATTATTCATAAACTATAAAATCATTAGTTGTTTGATTTGCTACATATTCGCCATCGTTAATTGAAAAATTAGCAATAACTTGATTTGTGCAAAATATTTTGTCTTTATAAACTACATCAGTATTATTTAAAATAGATAATGTATAAAAATTACCTTCTTTTAAATCAAATGTAGCAGTTGTAAATAGATAATAACCATCTATATAAAAATCAGATGTTATAGTAGTACTTTCATTTGTCATTTCATTTACTAAAACTATTGATGTTGCACAATAAGTTCTTGGAATGAATTTCAATGATTGTTCTTCTACTTGCTCTTTTAGAATTATCATTTTCTTTTTATTTAAAAATAAAAGTATATTAAAATTGTTTTATAATAAAAAAGGGATGCATAAACACCCCTTAATTAAAAAACAAAAAAACAATTATTATGAAAACTTAATCTGTAATAATAACGTTAAATCCAGTTGTAGCTAAAGTATTCAACAAGAAATTTGCTGGTACTGGCTCCATTCCTGTTAAGGTAAGTGTATATCCACTTAAATCACCCATTGCTGCACCAGTTACAATAGTTCCACCTGTTACATCCATTCCGTGTTCTAAACCACAATAGAAGAAATTACCGTTGTTATCTTCAACAATTACTTGTGGTCTACCATAAGACAAAAGTTTAATTTGTTTGTGGTCAACGATTGATAATTTTTTCAATGTTAATGCTAATTCTTGTTGAAAGAATGTAGTACCATTTTCTCTTGAAGATGTAATTGTTTGAGTAAAAGATGATGTACCTTTTAAATCATATCTGTAAGCATATGGTGAACCAACTATTTCTTCAATAGCATCAGTATTATCACCAGTACCATACTCAAATCCTGTTACTTCACCCCAATTAACAAAATAAACTGCTTTTAATCCACCGTTGCTATCTTTGCACGGTTCTAATCTACCTAAACTAATATCACAAGCCATATTTATATTTTTTAAAGTTAAAAAAAAAGGTGGTGTTTATTCCACCACCCTTTTAGAATTTATTTATTTATGATTATGCTGCAGGAGTGTAAAGTACAATCTCTGAACCAATTCCGTATTGTACACCAGCAGTAAATCTCATTACTACTCTTACATTTTGTGAACCATCCAAATCAGCCAAATCAATTAACTTAACTTCTTGGCTATCATTTAATAAACCAGTTCCAAAGAATAAGTTAGATTTTTGTGCAGCCAGCATATAATCATTAGCCATTCCGTTTGCAACAAAGATTTTAACACCTTCAAAAGAAAAACAACCATTATTCCACCATTGTGTTCCCATATTGTTTGTACCATTTGCACCTAAACCTGATGCTCCAAATCCGCCTAATGCTCTAACATAATCACGAGCAACTGATTGAGAAACGTACAAGTATAAATCTTCTTTTCCGTATAAAGCAGCGGGGATTAAATCTACTACTTTCCCCATTTCAGCAATTACATTAGCAGCAGTTACACCACCTGACGCAGGAGAAGCTACATCTAAAACAGTTGCATCAGCAGTAGCAAGTGTCACAAATCCGTCAAACTCACCAGCAGTAGCAGTAGCACCTTTCCAAATGTTTTGTTCTGTTTTTTCCGCAACTTTAGCAGCAACGTGAGCTAATAAGAAATCAGCAAATGAAGGTGGCAAAGTATCAAATGTAGAATAACCCATTTGAACCGCTTCCCAATCACTACGGAAATCTTTCTTGCACAATTGTAAATTTACCTGAAATTCTTCTGGTTGTATAATTCTTTCAGTTAATGTTACAGTAGAAGTAGCATCAAAATCACAGGTTGCATTCTTAACAATTCCGTCAGTTGCAATTTTCTTGATAACCTCTTTGTACTTGATGTTTGGTTTTACTTCAATACCACCATTTTCGATAGTAGAAGCAGATAATAATGCAGCAGAGATATACTTTCCAGCAAACTCACCAGCATAGGTTGTTGTAATACTTGTTGTTGTAGCCATTTTTTATTTAATTTTTATTTTTATTATTTAATTTACTCAATACTACATCAAATGTTGTAGCATTTCTTTTTCTTGAATATAAATTCATTTTAACTTCATTAGTAGCTTCTGGATTGTGTGATAAAACTTCAATCTTATCATTTGACAATTCAACTGCTTCAACTACTTCAGTTTTTGATAATTTCAATTCAGCAATTTCTGCTCTTAATTTTTCAATTTCAGAAAAGAACATTTCTTTAGTAACACTTTCAACTACTCTTTTTGGTGTAGCTGCTTCAGTTGTCATTTCTTGGTTAGCTTCTGCTGGTGTTGCAACTTCTTCTTCAGCAACTGGTGCTTCTTCTTCTGGCATTTCAATAGAAGCAATAATACCTTCTACATCTACTTTTAAAACATTACCATCTTCAAGCATATACTCTCCAACTGGCATAGGTACTT